GATCCTATTGACGCTATGAATAAAGTTGAAACTATGATTAATTCTAAGACAAAAGAATCATTTGAAATTATGGCTGTTATTTTGGATGGAAGAGTAATTAAGTAAATTGATTGTTTGGGATGTAGAGATGGGAACATGTCTAAGGTCAATACATGTTTTCGGAGGGAAAATATATATGAGCATTATCAGCCGGAAGACCCTGAATATAATAAATAAAAAATATAGGCAAAGAAATTCTATCGAACAGGCTGTGTGGAGAACAAAACTAGA